CGAACAGCTCTTCAACATCTTTTCCATATTGAGATGCAACATCTTGAATTGATAGAATACCATTTTTCATTCCCATTACGGCTGCGTTCATTTCTTTCTGCGGGTCCACCCAAGACCAGGCCTTGCCTCTAAACTCCGAAGCCATTGAAAACTTATCGTAAATACGCAACGGTAACGCAACGGTGCCAATTTCCATCGCCGAACTCAGCCATTCATCATATACTGGCCTGACAAAATGCTCGACCATGAACTGCTGAAGATTTTTGTAGTGATCTCGCTCTTCTAATGCACCTTGCCGGATAGAGCTATAGCTCGTAGCTTCAAGATCGTTAGACAGGCTGGTATAGCTAACGCCTAACCCGCTGGCAATACCGCGCAGCACTGTCTTATGAAACGGCTCGAATTCACTGTTGGGATACGCAGGGTCAAATGCTTGAAAGCTAACTCCGGCAGGGAGCTGGTGAAAGGAGCCTGGCGATGCGTCCATTATAGGAATGTTGCCGTCCAAATCGTCTGCCACGAACCCGTCACCAGCCGGAGATGTAAAGAATCCGGTCTTACTGGCACCGACTCGCGCTGCAACTATCGCAGCCTCGCGATAACCACCCAATTGCTTCATTGCTGCCATCGCAGGCGAAATCCATGACTCTCCGCGAGTCTGACCAGCTCTAAGCGGCATGAATACATGCACAACCTTCTCCGCTGGTATTCTTATGTGCTTTGGCGAAACGCTTGTAGTTGTGAAATCATAGTCGCCAGGGTGATACCCAAGGACATGATACGCAACTGGACGCTTGAACTTGTTAAGCTCAACACCCATTCTGATTTCATTGCCATTTGCACTCTTCTGACTGAGCTTCTCATCAATCTGATCAGCTTCAATGAACTCTATCGCGAACGAGTCACGGAATGAGCTTCCTCGATGCTTGATGATGAATACTTCGCCATCTCGCGCCAAAGTCTCAATACAGAGCTTCTGTGCGTCTACCCATGACATTTTACCGTCAACAGTGGGATTAGATACCCTTCCCCATGCTCTGAACGCGTCTTCGATTGTCTGATTGCCTGATTGGTCAAGTTTCCCTGTGGAATCTAGTGCTTTGACCTGCAAACCGAAGCCGCGCTCGCCGATTACATTGGTTTTGAGCAAGTTTAAATATCTTTTGGCATATTCATTGTTTCTTGCTAAATCTCTTGCTCTAGAGCGAATAGTCCTTAATACTGGCTGCAATTCGCTATCAGCAGACCGCTCAGAAGCCTTGAAATCAGCAAATAACAAGCCTTGATTGGCTGATGCGTAAGTTCTTTTTATCAACTTCCGCTCAACAGGCTTGTCTTTTTGCCAGAAATCAAATAATCCCATTAGAATCGTACCCGTATTGTCGATGCGCCTTTCCGGCCATATTTGGCGTCTAAATTAGCTGCATCTTTTGTTGCTTCGGCTCGATAATAGTCTCTTGCGCTGACAAGATCCTGAAAGCTCATTTTTGTTAGCGATCTTCCCGCGATAGAATATGAGGCAACATCAGAATCAGCCTTGCCAGACAGTAAAGATTCTATTTTATCGACCATTATCTGAGCATGACTGCGAGTGTCAGCGTTATCTGAATCAAGGTCTGCAATAACCGTAAATAAGCCACGATCAACAGTCACTCTCTCGCCGTCAGATATCCTGGTTATCTCTGCTTGCCATGAATAGTCTCCAACAACATAGGTTGAAGTCGCCGCATTTAACGCAGTGGCAAGGAAATGAGTTGTTTGACCAGTAGTTGAAATCGTTATCTCTGATGCGCTATTATTAATCCTAGCAACATATGATAGCGAATAAAGGTCTGTCGGATAATCAGAGACAAGGTCTGACCGTTTCCACTGAAGGAAATCGCCAACAACAACTTCCGAAGGTTCCCCTTCTGGAGCATTTGTCGAATCAAAAGCGTTAGCCATTAATTATCCTTATCGCCACGAATTCACAAAACCAGACCCTGTTTTAGGCACAAACGGCTTGGCAACAGGTTCCACACGCTGATTTACTGGTTCTTCGACTTCTGGCAAGTCGCGCCTATCAGCAAGGCTATTGACATCAATATTTATTATAGCATATGCTGCAATAGAATATACCATACAGTCAAGTGCTTCGTTCCTTGGACGCGTTTTAACGTACATTCTTTTCTTAAATCCACGATGATACTTGGTAATAACCTTCTCAGCAGTTAGCTGAAGAAAATACTCATCATCAAGATCATGACTAAAATGTATGTATCCGGCACCTTCTTCTTGGATACGCAGTCTAGCAAACACCAAATCCTTCGCCGTATCGACTCCGACAGGGAATAATGGGCATTTTCCAATGTTATTCTTCGTTGGACGACCAACAATTCCTCTGCCTTCGCCGCCAACACCTTTAATAGCGAATACCCGCCTTCCAGCATGTTTCTTACAGTACGAATATACAGTGTTCGTAAAGTGACCGCCAGAGTCAACACATGTTGCCCTAATCGGCATCTGTCTTCCATCATTAGCCTCATACATCTTAAATAATTGCGAATCTAGCGTTGTCCACAGTTGCGGAGTAGATGGATCCCCATACAACGTCTTATGCTCGATGACGTAAGCCTCAAAATCACGGCCCCATCCGATGACAGACATTTCTAGCCGATTATCCTGCACATCGACACCGCAAGTCATAAAGATAACTTCGTCAGGTATCCCGCCACCAAAGTCTTCCCTTCGATCATTCAAGGCGCCGTGATCAATGGCTTCACCCTTATCCTCGTAAGATTCACCCAAATAAGTATTGACCCAAACTCTAAGCTGCTCTGGGTTCTTTTTTACCGCAAGAAATTCGGTCACTCCATCAGATAATGGCGTCCAAGGGCTGTACATTCCGCTAATGTGGAAGCCAGCAATACCCTTGAACTCTTTTTGCGCTCGCCACTCGCCATTTCTGACAGACCACCTTCGATCACTTTCATCCCATAAAGATCCGCAGCAATCGCAAAGATATTTTGCAGTTTTCGGGTCAGAGTCGGTCCACTTAACATTTGCCCATGCTAAAACCTGATATTCCTTGCAATGCTGACAGGGAACGTAATATTTACGCTGATCAGAATTCAGATAAGCCTCTTCTATCCTGCTGGCGCCCTTGTTCGTTGGAGTCGATACGATAACGATCTTCCTGTTCCAGAACGTAGCTGTACGCTTTTTCGCTAGGTTTAATGGGTCGCCTTCAGATCCGGCAGACGCTGGCGCTCTGTCCAGCTCATCAACTAGCAGAATTCTAATAGGTCTACTAGCAAGGCCAGCAGGACTGTTGGCGCCAACTAAGCTTAACGAACCGCCAGGGAAGATCTTGTGAAGAGTAGTGTTGTTCGAGTCCCTGGCGCGAGGATCTTTGACCTTGCCAGCAAGACAAGGCGTTGATCTCAGCAATCCGTTGGCTATTCGATCCTTTGAGAACGCTTGAGCCATTGATTCCGTAGGCTGAAGCATCAGAATAGGGCTGGGATCATTGTCGATATGATACCCAATTATATTGAGCAAAACTTCTGATTTACCAAGCTGCGCCCCAGCCATGATGACAACTTCTTTTATCTTCGGGTCCGAACAGGCATCCATCATCCCACGCTGATACTCACTGCGCGATGTATACCACCTTCCAGGCTCCGCACTAGTCTGCGAGTCTAGCCGTCTTCGTTGGTCTGCCCACTCTGCCACGCTTAACTTTGGTGGTGGCTGAAGAGTTTTCATTGCCGTCTTCAAGTGCAGCTTCAGAAGGCTTCGATTTTCCCGCGTTGATTTTAGGGTCATAGTTGCTTAGCTCTTGCAATGCCTCGTTTATTGCGTCTTCAAGGATAGACTGACACATCGATGCATCAGATTCCGCTGATACTACCGGAGCAGCCTTCGTAGGGATAGATAATAATTTGCCTTTGAGAGCGCCCAGCACATCAGTCCATGCCTTATTGACATCTTCCGCTAATACCAATGCGCCTTTGATCTTGTCCAGCTCAAGCTCAGATATCTCAGCTTCAGCATTTACCTTGCGAGTTCTTGCCTCATCGTAGGTAGATCCAATTTTTACACCACCAGTGCTTGCCATCTCGCTCTCCTTTGTGCCAGTATAGTATATCAACACTATGATTGATAGTCACAAGTGTTGCACGAATTCAATTTGAGAGGATGAAATTCATTGGAGATAAGCAAATGATCAAAAGCAATAAA